GGCGTAGGCAGGAATTCCTATAAAATAGGAAAATTGGAAATCATCTCCAACTGCTCTAGTGAGCACTGCCCCAATCGAATTGGGGACATTGCAACCGAATGCAATTCGATTGCTAAAGGCAGCGGAACGTGCACCAGGTGCGGTGACAAGCTCATTCACAGAGTACCTGTATTGGTTGTAGTACGGCACCTGGAGAGCGAGACCGCCATTGTCCTGAGGTATCTGTGTGAACCTATGCGATCTAGGAAACATCCCAGTGATATTCGCAAGTGTCTGTGACCATGAGAATGTAGCTGGCGCACCCTGCCACCAAATGAAAGGAGAGGCGCCAACTTGCTCAACAGGTGTCACAAGAGTCGCACGATAATTCACATTAGTAGTGCCATTGTCTCTGCACATAACGCGAAATCTCTCAGAACCACGGTGGAAAGCGAACCAAGAACTAATGAAGGAATAAAGATCCCCTCCAAGTTCAGGAACCGTGGTAGTCACCCCATTATACCTAGCGGCATACGTCTGCCCTGCAGCAACAGAAAAAGGGTTGCCCGAGCCCTGGGAAGGACCAGTCGCGGTAGCGAAACGCAAATTGTAATGCGTTTTCAGGATGTCATTAACCGACAACTGAATCTCGCCAATCGCAATCATTGCGTGATGGACACCCGCTCGTCCGTGAGTTTGACTACTCATAGCCAGAGCTGTGGCGTCGCCAGTCGCGTCAACAGAGTCACCACCTTGGGGTACAAATGGAACAGCAGATACTGACTTGGGTACAGCGTACTGCAAGTCTTCGCCGCCCCTGACTTCAAACATCACATCTATGGTCGATGCAACAGTAGCCGGAGCGAGGAGAGGATTAACAACATGGACAGTGAATATCCCTGTAGGCGAGTTGACAGGAAGGAAATCCTGTGCAACAAGACAAGGGAGATCGAAGATAAAGTTGTTCCCCTCTTGAAGATCGATAATCTGCCGATACATATACGACGTATTGCTGTAACTCGGAGTCGAGGCTTGCTGGCCAGGAGTCCAAGTAAAAGCCAAAGTACCGGTGTGGAATCCTGTCTTCACAAGGCGCATCTTCACTTGGAAAGATCCTCGATACGTTTCATACATCTCTGACATCGCAGCACATGGCGGCGTGGTGATGACCGTATTTCCACCAATGGTCTGAGTGGTACGGAAAGTCGCTGGACAAACAAAGACACTCGCCAAAAGATCACCAGTTACTGACGATGAGCTCCAACCAAAATCCTGGAGATATGACCAGCGACTCTTAATAAAGTTGAAACTCATTTCATCAAGGTCGCCAGGACTCGCATCAGTAATGGCAGAAATTTTGTTGTCAGTACGAATGCTCAACGGAAGACAGTTGTCATTACCATCAGAGTTGATGTTGTATGTATGGACGTTCCTAGTGACGGGAGATGGACCAGTCCCAATCGTGGGTTTTGACCACCCGAGAGCCTCAGCACACCCACGAAGAGCATCAAGTACCCATGACGCAGGCCGCGCAATCGGAGCGAGCGTGGGAATGGTTGACAGGTTGTTTGCTAGAGTAACGCCCGAAGACATTATCTTGGCCACTGGACCTCGACCATCATTCGCCTCACTATCGATTGTTCGACCTCGCCTTTTGGCGTCACCAGCTTGAGGCTGGATCATACCAGAGGTCTCGAAGGACTCAACAGACATCCACAATGTCCAATTGATCTGGGCAGGGCCCGTTCCAGTTCTATAGATTTCAAAAACGTCTATATACACAGAACCCCAATCACAGTGGTCTGACGTCCCAACACGATCTCTCTGCATGAAAGTGGTTGGGGTAACATATGGGACAGTAACCTCGCAAAAATTGTCAGCCAAGTCGAGGTACGTCCCAGGTGCTTGAGATTTGGTAACTCTATCAAGTCTATGAGCAGCTACTGACATCGGCATTTTATCTGCCGACGGATAGTAGCTGAGCCTCAACAGGCCTGCCTGAAAAGGGGTGGGATTGACCACCAACCTAAACTTGACATCGCCACGCACATTCAAGTATCCTTGGTACTTGTTCTTCCAAATGGTCTGAGCATCGAACAAAGAAAATATACTTGCTCCGAAAAGCTGAGCATTCCAAGTGTTCGCAGCAGAGAACGTTCCACTGGCTACCTGGACAGGTTTGGCTAAGAAGTCAGGTATGGTGTTGATATCATTCGCTTCCACGTCCACATCATTCTGTGGATCAATGATAGACGAATGACGATCGTAGGGTACCGCAGTACTAGCAGAGGAAAAAGTTGTAGTTCCTTGCTGCGCACCACCATCTACAGGCACACCTACTTTGGGAGATGAATGTTCTCCCATATCTGAAACAGACTGGTCAGCAAGCTATGGGCTCAACAGTGAGTTAGCTCAAACTGCACTGAGGGATTAATCGACTCGGCTTTTGGGAGGGCTGCTCCCCAGGTAACCTGATCAGTAAGGCTAAATAGCCCACCTGGATACGTCCACCAGACTCTTCTGAGTCTAAGTCTTGATCTTGAAATCTGGTGTTAAATTCGTATCATTTATGCCCAATACCCCGATGGGACTTTCACGGGGGAAGCAACACCTACCACACCTTTTCGCGCGTTCTCGCCAGCACTTGGCACAGCGAATACGAGCTCGGCGTGGGAGTGTAATCGAGATGTTCTCTTGCCGCGGCCACGATGTCTTGAGCATACTCATCAAAGACATCACGCGGATGCTGAGACAACTCAATCAACATGTTGTCGCAGTTGTCGCGCACATTCTCAAAGGCAAAATCGCGCCTCTTAGTCCACTGAACGGACTCGACTATCGTCTCAATCGCGAGAGGCGATAGGAATTTCCTACTCGGACACAATGAAGTGCGCGCCCATTTCCTTTTAAGAAACGACACATCCTCAATTCCCCTATCTTGGGAAACGGATCCAGCCGCTCCCTTTTCTTCATCGGTGTATTTGAGCCCCATCTTCCCCAGGGCATCAGTATACCTATCCTGAGTGAGGAACTCGGCAAACGGTGATCCACGGATAACAGCAATCAAGTTGTCATCGCCATAAACCATGAACCGTACATAGCTGTCGAGCTTGTTCAAAAAACCAGACGCATCAAACGTGTTGCATTTGCCAACACATTCAAGAGTCGCATACCGCAGGATTACATTGTTGCACCAAGAGTTCAAGACAGTGGTCAACGGGTTGCCAGAGGCATTGCTTCCAACCCACTCATACACCACACCGTTCAAAAGGTGGCGTGAATTGACAATGTCTTGAAAGAGCACAGCTCGCACTCTCTCATTCTCAGAACCTGCGTCACCGTAGTACGCAGTGCAAGTGTCGAGGAAACGAATCATCACACTATACGGCAAATGGCCGTCATAGTTTGAGAAATCGCCTGCAATGATGCGATTGTCCGTCCCCAGGAATTGGGCAATCTGGTCCCATTCGCAACTGAAAACATTGATTCCGACCGCGGAGTGATTCCAGATCCGGTTCAGCATGTAATTTTGTACAAAACTACCGAAATACATGCGGATTGCGATAGTAAGGTGGAGAGGACACGCAGAAATCTTGCGCGTCTTGCCGCTCATTGCTTTCTCAATTGGGCGGCGCTCATCCTTCGGGAAATCAAAGAAAACATTCAACTCCCTCTTGTTCGTTTTTGCACTGGCAATCAATCTGTCAACAGTGGCACGAAGCTCTCTCTCTTCATAACCACCGAACTGATAATCACCATCTTCGCCGAAGAAACCTCTCTTTCCTTTTCCCTTCGTCTTCATACACCAGGGAACGGCTGCGGAGGTTCCTCTCGGAATGCCATCAAGGCCATCTATTCCGGCTATACCCGCAACAGCCTCCTCGTATTCTAGGACGCGAGCATGAATTTCATCTTGCTTCTGAATCATCCTTGAATTCACCACGAGGCGTGTGTAATTCGCTACACACATGTCGAGCACATCGGTGTCGATGGGCGCTGTACTGAGATGGTATTTCTCAGTGCTCAGCGAAATGGGGTCAATGACTTCCCCAGTTTCCCGATTCTCAAACTCCCGCAACCATGCAGGGCGAGTTCGGGGTTTCGATTTGAGTTTACCATTCAACGGCGACTTCACAATCGATGTTTTGGTAGGTATCGGCGGGTTATCCAACAACGCCAAATTCACCTTACCAGGAATGATGCGATGTTCAGGGACAGGGAAAAGGTCATTCCACCCTTTCCCTTCTCTGTTCGCAATTTCGAGGGTTTCAGCATCAGATCGAAACTGAACCTCAATCGGTGAATACTTGTTATGTTTGGCGAACATCTCAAGTATCTGGTCAAAATGTTTCTGATTTATATGTTGTGTGAGACCAATTGTCCCTGTCCCAGCAACATGGAAACCAATGAATTTGTCGGCTCGCTTCATCGGATCGCGAGCAAACAGCGGAACGCCACAATCACCCGCTTCAGTCTTCAGAGCGTATTGAATAACACTCGTGACAGAAAGAGGCTGACCATACGCATCGTAGGTCATGGGTTTTGCTGCCTCCCACTTGACATCCTTGCACTCAAAACGCAAATCATGATCAAAGATAGGCAGGAAGCCAAGGCCGTCCCGCGAGAGATCACCAGCACTCAGGTACTTCCTGATGTTTTGGTGCTCATGAAAGACACGGTTGTCAAACAAGACTGCACAGAGATCCTCATCTCCAACTCGCACGATAATGTCATTTCGTGCAAAGAATTTGAGTGGGACATTGATAACCTGATGGTTAGTCCTGTCCCCAACCCGTCTAAAATGGATTTGAGCATTCTCATTCGATCCCTCAAGGAGCTTCTGTCTCCACCTAATTATGAAGTGATAGGGCATAACCGCTATTTGACCTGCTAAAAAGCAGACAAAACCGCGGCGCATCGCCCATTCGTCACCAACAGAATACAGATTCCGCATGGCAACTGACTCCATTATCTGGCGAGAGTTCTGGTCGAAGTACTGGGGCACAAAGCTCGGTGATGGACGGTCGTCGTCTTGTGGTCTTGCACCACCACCAAACACAGCGCTCCCGATCTTCCACAGGGAATAGATGGCGAGGAATGATGTGCCAACAACGGCCACCATTTTCGCCACCCTCAACATCCTATCACGCCTTGCTTCACGCTCGGCCAAGTCAAGGGTCCTAAGATACCGGGACTTCACTTGGGCCCCATGAGTGAAAACGAGATGAGCATCATCCCAATGGGGATTCTTCTCTCGCAAAACCGAAATACACTCAATCTCTTCAGTATACAGGTAACTCTCAGTTGTCTCGACATGATCATACCCGTTACTGAACTGGGACTGGACTTGGTCACGCAACATTGTCCGAAGGAAAGCAGAGTAATTGAATGCATCTATGTCAGTGATTACACAATCATTCCGTTGTGTGCAAGCCCGACACGGACACTCTCCACCAGATTGAATCTTGAAGTCTCCTGGTAACAAATCACCAGATGGAATTTCCTGCCCCGCGAAGTAATCAACCTTCATGGTCGGGACATCATCAATCTTAGGGGCAAAGTAATCATTCAAAATCTGGTCGTGATTCTGTCTGATCTTCATCTCCTCAACTCTCCACTGCAACTTTCCCTTGATCATGGAGATGACGTCATGAACCGACATCCAATCCCCAATGTGACCCGGAGCAAGGAGAGATTTCTTCTGACGGAATCTCATGAAAGCCGACAGAGCAATATCTGTGTCGCTCATGCCAGCCTCTCTGATCTTAGCAAAGTCAGGGACCATCCAAGTTTTCGAACGCTTGCTGACCTCTTTACCAAACTCCGGAATCACTTCAATCTCAATCGGGACCCATCGCCTGTCATAAGCGTCAGGGTTCGTGATGCTTTCAATCGCAAGTGTGTCGGAATTGGTCGTGCCGAGAATGAGGGACGAGTTGAACTCTCTAGTTCCCTTGTTCTCAACAGAAGCCATGAGCAAAGGGAAGACCACATCATTCACCATTTTGATCAAGTTGGCATACTCATTCGTCTCAGGAGCTGCTCCTGCAACGTCTTTTTGCATTCCAACCTCGTCTAAAAGAACGATGAGTTGATTGTAGTAACCTTCCCAAAACTTATCACAAGAATTGCGCGTGAATATGAAGTCGCGCATCTGGCCACTAATGAGATTCTTGAGAGCCATCTTATCATCTCTCAGCATCTCAAACAGGGCCATCTTGCAAATGGTTTTGAGAAGATACGACTTCCCAATGCCAGGGTTCCCGATGAACAAGAACGCAGCAGGAGGCACGCGAGTCAGGTCTCTACCTGCTCCTCGCATGTTGAGCTCTCTGTCATACTCCTCCAACTTTGCCCGAGCTTTCGTCAGCAAACGCTCTGAGCCATGGAAATCTCGGTCCTTCTTGTGCTTAATCAGCATTGCTTGGATTCGAGATTGCAGAACTTGACAGATGCTCGCGGCGGGGGTCACGTTCAATTCTCGTGAAGTTGCCGGGACACGAAGGAAATCGGCGACTTCATCGAGAAGTGCGGTAACTTGCGGGTAATCATCAACTTCCGCAGAACACCGCCATGAAACTCCAATCCACTCAGCAGTCTTGTTTGCAATGGTCTGCAAACTTTGAAAATACCAAGCGATCGTGTCAGATGTTCTCAGCATTTGACCGGGAGCAGCCTGGATATGATTCCAGTACTCCCGGAACTTCCCCATCATCGTCGATGCACGGAATCCAGAGAAACCGAGCACGTACGCAATCAAGAGGCACGCTTTCAGGAAAGGGTTATCCAACCCAGCCTGAGGCACAAACTCATTCCCAGCGTTTGCAACACCGGGTGAGCAATTCCTGAACATTGACTCATCGACCTTCGGACCTTCATCCTGTGCTGGCCACACGCAATGCATGCCGCCACCTTGGACTCCACGCAACAATATGGGGTAATACTCGTCCCAAATCTTGCGGAATCCTGCGGAGTACTCCGTGGCAACATAAGCTGCCGCGAGACCCAAAATTGCTCCAGCAATGGCCGTTTTGAGGGGGGAGCTACCCGCCCCTCTCACGCACATCACAAAAACAACACAAACAAGCGCAGTCACACCCACAGTTGCCCTATTCTCGTTGACCCAAGAGAAAAATGAACCAAAGGGGACAGAAAGAGAATGGGCGTGGGTGTGATCATGTGAGACCCCAGTATTCTGGATGCTCTCCACATTCGAGTTGAATCTAGACAACTCAGCCGTCATATGATCCAGACGACCAAGGACATCAGGTGATATGGAAACTCCATTCACTGATGTGTTGTGAATTGCCCTCGTCACGTCAGCAATCCCACTAAGGAAAGCAGCTCCTCCTCCAACCATGGATGAGAAGATGTCTGCGATCCCACTCGCCATCTGTGGAACAAAATCTAGGTTCCTGGGGTGGGACTTCCTCTTTGCTCTCCTTATCCGCATTCTCACATCTTTACGAGTGAGTCGGGGGGAGCGGTTTGCCTTCTTAATCCACCGATTGGATAAAAGAATAGGCTCGGTTTCCAAAAATCGAATCTCCGGTACGGGGGGTTGAGTATTTACGGAACTCAGCAACCTTCCAGTGTCATATGTATGTGAAGGAACAGGTGGTAAGACCAGAGGCCTTGTGAAAGCCAATGGAATCACTGTTTTGCGGGAATGCCGCGACTAAACAGAAAAGCCTGGTCTATCGCAATAGCGGTTCAATTTAAAGTCGCGAACTCGACTTGAATTGAACTATCCATCACTCATCTCAGGCTAGCGGCTTGCTGGCCTGAGGGTGGGATTCCAGAAACTGCGTAGGGACTAACCCAACGCGAACCACTCTCCAACCGAAATTGGACAAATCCATATTCGGAAGGGGCAAAATGACTATTTCCCCAACGTATCTTCAAGAGATATTCGTCAGGATGCACAATAGACAAACTCGGAACAACGTCAATGATCCAATCGTCACAATTGTGTTTGAAACGGAAGCCATCAAGAGTGAAAACAATCTCAGTTGGTTTGTAAAACCAGATCTCGTTTCCACTCTTCGAAACGCGGACAACAATTTGCTCATCAATCTCAGTAATTTCAATGAAATCTATCATCTCAATATCACGTATCATGTGACAAAGAGGTGGTAGAAATCCACGGTGCCAGGTATAACGGGCGCGAGAATCGGCGGGTTGAGTATTTACGGAACTCAGCAACCTTCCAAAAATCGTATTGGTGTTCGGGATCGGTGTTAAGACCAAAGGGCTTATTAGGCCACAATGGAATCACTGTTATGTGGGGCTGCCACAGTAAAACAGAAAAACCTATGGTCTACGCTGTCGCGGCTCAATTTAAAGTCTAGAGCTAGACAAAAGGGTTTGGCGATACGCTCGCTAAGCGGCAAAATTGTTCAATAAGAGTTGGCCAATGGATCTACAGAAGTAGCCAATGCGTTCAAACAATGTCATTACATCTCTTCGAAAACCTACAATCGAGGTAGGGGACAATGAGTGCCGGCAGAAGATACCAATGCATCTGCAAAAGACAACTACAATATTGACCTAGGAGGGGTGACCCTCC